TTTGATTATCTCTAATTGGGTTAACCCTAACATCTTTATTGAATGATAGTGTGTAAGATTGTGACCCTTCTTTAACCGAAACTCTTGCAACTTGATTTGGTGTAAATCCACTACTTTCGTATTTCTTTTTTTCTCCAAAAATATTTTGTTCAAACCCCGCATTAACTAAGACGGCATTTTCTGATTCTGTTAATATTTTATTTTTTCTAACATAGTATGTTGAAATAGTGTCCGACTCATTATTTTTTAAAATAACCCTTTTTGCGGTTCCCGTTACACCATCGTTAAAAGTTCCCCCCAAATACCCAACGTCAAGTATATTAAAAACATACTCCTCACTTCCAAAGGTACTAACACCTAACGAATCTATTTGGAATAAGTCGACACCATTATAAGAAAAGTTCAACTTAACAAATTCTCCCACCGACATTCCATGTTTAACGGGACTTCTAAACGAAATAGTATTTCTACCATTATACACCGTATTCTCAATGATAAACGGTATACCATCACCAACAATCCAATTTAAAATAATGTTAGTTTTTTTATCAGTAGCACTCATAGGTTTTGTATAGTCATTTTCATAACCATAACTAACAAAGAAATTCCAATTGTAACTTGAGGCACTTTTTGGTATAAAATTTAAATGTTCGTTTGGTGGTTGTGTATACCCACTTACATTATAATCAGTTCTAATAAAAGCAAATTCATTGTATTGGGGAAATCCCGTCCACGATATAGTTGTTGCTCCACTGAGACACTGAAGGGCCGCGGCCGAAGCAGAATTTAAATAATACAAATTATTTTCAAATGGAGGATAGTTGGTAAAACCTGAATAAGCGTTTTGGAATAAAAGTGAAAATTTACATGTGGGTCTAATAATATCTGAACTTTGTCGTTCGTCATCAAAAACTTGTTCTAACTCAATATTAATATTTCTATCAAATTCAACATTTTCTTTTGCCGTTTGTATTAATGGCACATTGAACAGTAATGTTGTGTTAGGCGCTGATTTATATCGTAATGACCCTAAAATTACTCTTATATCTTGTCTATTTCCCATATTAATCGGTTATTATTTCAAATCCTATCCATTTAATTGCAAACCTATCAAATGATGTTTTACCTTTTTTAAGTCCAAAATAAAAGTGGTATGGAGCGCCTACGGTTATTGTTCTCGGTTTTATAGTGTTAAAGTCTTGTGAAGTAGGGTTAGGGTTATAATTACCCAAACTATCAACAGAATAAATGTATCCTTTATAGTCTTTGATTAAAGTACTACCGTTTGTTCTAAAGTATCTTGAGTTTTGTTCTATTCTATCCAAGGTCTGATATTTGTGGGTAAAAAATTCCGCATTTAAAGTATTGGTGTACCAATCATTACTTTGTGAACCAAAAATACTATCTGTATCACCTGTTTTTATCTCCCACTGATAAAAAGGTACGGATTGTGTAAACACATTAAAGTAATTGAATGCACAGGTGTCGGTAACCATTGCTGAGTCATTAATAATGGTTCTTTTAGGACTAATAAAATCCCTAACCTGTGTGTCTGAAGAAAAGAAAATTCCAATAACGCCATCAGCAACACCCCCACCATTAAAGAAAATTGGGTCTTGAACTAAAGGAATTGATGGATAATTATCGGGTTCAAAGTCAACAACACCTAACTCTGAACTTATTGATATCATTTGAGCGTAATCTGCGTCAACAAAAAGTTTATTTCTTTTATTAAAATACGAAAGAATGTTTCCTCCTCCAGCACTTAATAACTGAGCCAAAAAACTTGTACTCGCTAATCTACTAATAATAAGTAGATTTAATATTTCCGAAACATCCGTAAAAGTTGTTGACCTCAATTTCTTAACAACGTATCCATCATAATCATCCGACATAATAATCTCTTGAAGAAATTGACTTCTAGGCCCTAAGTCCATGATAGTTGTTGGGAATTTTAAATTCTTAATATTCCCTTTATATAACGAATAATTTGGAGAGTCGGCGCCAATAAATTTGGTACCGTCCCAAGGACTACTTCTATAATAAAAATCATTTGTTGGGTGTAGAATTACCGTATCCCTACAATATTCACTGTAAGGGGCGTTTGGTGGGGTTGAGGTAGGACTTGTAAAAAATCTATCGTTTTTGATGTTGAATGCGTATAACGTTCCGTTAATCCAATTGTTTGTAAAAATATGCGACCAAACATCTCTACACGCACCAAAGGTAATTTGTATTCTTGACGACCACTCAGCAACTATTTTAATATCTTTAACTAACGATGAGAAAATTTTTGTTATTGTAATGTAACAACCATTTTCCATAATTAATTCGTGATTTGAGGTTCCATTTTCATAACACGATGGAGAAGGAGCATTTGATGGAGTATAAAAATGAAATTCATTAGGTATAAGGTCATTATAACAACCTAACGGTATCATTGTATTACAGTTAAATGTCTCTAAAACGGACCCTGTCATTACACTTGAACTTATTGGGTCAGGTCCCGCCTCAGGAACCGATGGTGAATTACTTTGAATTCCTTCAGTATTGGTTACCGTTCCATCATCACCAATTTGATATGCGGAAAAATTAGCGTTTTGTTGTAATGCGTAACTGTTACCCGCACTATCAAGGGTTAACGTTGATGTCGGAAGTCTATCTGACCTCATAATAATTTGATTACCATTAGACCCTAATCCAACAGGGTAACTATACGTTCCAGAATATCTTGGAGCATAATAATACCCATTAATTGTTGGTGATGTGATAGTGTTTACAGGTATATAGACTTGTTGTAACATTACCGAACCACCGTCAACAATTTCATTAACAAAATATCCTCTATTATCTAAAGAATAAGCATTATTAGTTGCCGTAAAATATCGATGAGAAGGTGAGGATAAACAATACGGACCAGAACTACTAATACCATCCCACTCTATTGTGAAGCCATTTGGTTTAATCGAAGAAGCCCCATAATTTGTCTGACAAGCCACAGATAATGATGGTGCGCTTAACGGTGTAAAAGTAGGTATACTATTATCCAACGATGAATAATAACTTGGTAAATTTGACGTGAATGACGAAAATGATGCAAATCCTGATAACGCTGGTTGGAAGTGAAACGATTCGTAATAAAGATATTCCGAAGTTGCCAAGTCAATTGTGGTGACATCACTTGTCATTGTATGTCTAACCGATTTTACCCCACCTTGAATAGGATGATTTAACTTATATAAACCTGAAACAATTCTTGTTGGTGTTGTATATCCAAACAATAAACTTAAATCGTAACTATTCTGACATCTTGAGGAATACGGGTCAACTCCTCTAACCATTATCACTATAACTTGTTTATCGGCATCGATAAACATTGATAAAGGATTATAATATAATGGTGTTAAGTATTGTGCACAGTTATCGGCAGACAAAAATGTAAATCTCATATTATTATACAAATACCTTTTATTTAAACTTAAATTACTTGATGACGGATTACATGCTCCTGAAAAAGTATTATAAGTCATTGCGGTAATCACCTGAAAGTACTCAACATCCATTGGGAATTTAGCGTATGACGCGTCATCCGGGTCTTGGGTTATTTGATAAGGTATACTTATTGGAGCTCCTACTGGTGATGTATAATCAGAATATTGAACTGTAACTGTTCCCGTGTCATTAATTGAAGTTCCCGTAATACTTTTGGTGCCGTATTGGTTGTATGAAGTAACACCTGTTAAATTTACGTCCTGAGATAATGAAGGGTCTTGGAAAGAAATGAGTTGTCCCGCGGGAAAAGTCGCCAATTGACTTGCTCGACATGAGATAACTACAACATTATCATAATGAAAAGTTGTTGCGGAAGCGTTTAATGATGTGTCAAAAGTAACTTTAATTCTATTATGGCCACCGCCAGGGTTTGCTCCACCAAAATCATCAAAGTATTTTGCTTTGTTATTAAATAAATTTATTCTTTCAGGTAAAGTAATACTTGATGTGAACATATATCTGTCATCACCGTTCGAGTCTTGTCCATAAGTTTGTAGTTCAGGGACCAAGGATTGTGAAGTAGGGTTAACGTTATCAATTGCTTTACCAGACATCATTGATGAAAATGCGTCAGGAAAAATTAATGATGGTTGGAAATGTATAACATTATACTCTGTTGAAATTGGGTACTGAGATAAAACCCCATTTACCCCTGCTGAATTAATAATTGCGGTAGTATCAACTGATACAGGAGAGTCCCCATCAGCGTCCCCCTCAACAGTATCCCCTTCTTTACAGGAACATAATTCACAATCAGGATATGATAAGTTAGGTAAACGTAAATGAACAAATAATTTCCATAAATTTAACAGGTCTTTAATCAATGTTATCATGTCCTTGATAGTAGGACAATCTTTCTTATTTAAATTCCCACCCAATTTATTTACGATACTTATAATCGCATTTATAAGGTTACATATAAAAATAACAATAATAAAAACAATCGCAACAACAACCGCCAATATTGGACCTAAAATGAATTTTAATAAAAACGCTAATATATGTGCAACAATTAATAATAAAATGATAATAGGTTTAAAAACAAACATCATATAAACAAATAAAAGATATATAATGTCAAATCTAAAAAACGAATCGTTTGTTGGAAATTTAACGTTCTCACTTTCACAGGCATCATCCAAAATGTGTTTTATTGTAATCATTCTATTTGGAAGAAACCCTTTTCTATATTGGTCAATCATCTGTGACACAGTATAAACTTTATTATACAACATCTCATAAAACGTGTCTTCACAATTAATCGCCGATTGTACGTCAGCATAATCATTCCAATCTAAACTAAAAGCATAACTTTTAATTGCGGTAGAATAGTTGGTATAAGGAGTCTGAAGGGGGTCATCACCACTTCCGTTAGTCCACCCATATTCTCTAATATTAGGGACTAAAAAATACCCTCGTTTAATTGCCTCACTTAATGAAGGCGATTGATTCCACTTAACCTTAAATCGATACTTTCCTTTTGTTGGTATACCTTGTTTAGGGTCATTTGATAATACTCTTTCACCAAATTCATTTGTTATGATATAATCCAAGTTCATTGGAATATCTACTAACCAAGCACCGTTTTCATCGATAAATTGTCCTCCACCTTCTAATGAAACAGTTTCTAAAACAGGTTGACCATTAATATCTTGAGCAATGGTTTGTCTTATCGCCAAAATTTCTCCAGGTCCCGCAACTAATCCACAAAAATTACCTTGTTTTAGTTTTGGTTTACAGTTTCTTTTTTGGAATTGATTATCAGCATTTGATATTATCGACCCCATAAAAATTGATGTAGGGGTTATAGTAATATTGGCCTCATCAGTTAAGTCAAAGTCAGTTCTTGTAACACCTAAATTACAAATTTCGGGTTGACCCCATAATGGTTCAACTTCTATAACACGATTAATTGTAATAATCTGAGGTAACTCATTTAAGTTAGTTGAACTTTTAAACTTTGTTCCCGCAACTTGGGAGGGAGTGGCTACTCCCATACGAATTAAATCCTGAGGAGATAACGAAAATTCTCCAATATCCGATAAATCAACATCAACATGTAGTGTTTGCGACCCTGTAGGGACACCAAAAATCATATAATCACCACTATCGTTAGTTTTTGCAGTATACTTAAAATACTTGTCATACACCTCAATTAATGTGGGGTCAACTAACACATCATGTTTATCGAAAAAAGTTCCTGTGGGTGAGTGATTACTATATGATGGTAGATATGGTAATAAATTATATCTATAACCATCGTCATTTAATTCGGATAAAGTTTTATAGGGATATAAGTCAGAAATTATTGGGTTTGTCGTGTCTTCATTTGTCAATGGAATAAACACCGATATTTTGGCGTTAGGTATACCAAAACCATCATTAACGGTAACTCTACCAATAATCACACCATAATCAGAACACTGTCTTGTGTATATTTGACTCTGTAATATTTTAAGAGATAGAATTTCAAGATATTCAAACTCTTGGTCTATTAAAACCTTTATTGACTTATCTACACCTACTTGAGTTCTTATTCTATATGAATTCGACATTATTAATCTTTTTTGATAAATAGTTTATATGCTACTTTCAAAAAGATAAATCATTATTTAATAAAATAAATTATCAGGAGAAATTAACTGTTTTTAAATTCTTAACCCTTACATTAATGTCTTTACCAGGAAATCTGACTTGATATGTCTGACTTGGTTCTGCAAAAATTGTCTCATCAACCAAATCAATTTCTCGAGTTTCTGAGTTTAGATATTTTTGAGAAGTTTGTGATGAGGAGTACTGTCCTCCAACTTTATTGAAAACTTGTATACCTGAAACAGAGATTACTCCGTTCTCACTTTGTATTTGTCGTCTAATTTCAGAGATGTATACATTTTGTCCCATTTGTCTATGCGAAGGGTTAAAATACGTTGACACTATATTAACAATTTGTGAAATTACCGCTCCTTGATTTTGACTATTATCCAAAACAACATCAAGGTTCATCGCTAAATCAATAACACTTGCAGTCTCAACTGAAATGTAGTCATTAATCATTCTATAGTTAGATAGGTAATTTGCCACATTATTTTTTAATGTGTTAGAAACAATTTCGGTTAATTTACCTGAATCATCATAAGACAACATTTTAATTTTAATCTTATTGTTTTCCTCAGTAATCGCCGCTTTAGCGGGAGCCCCGAATTGTGATGGCATTGTTCTGATAAGAGAATCATAGTCATTAACCGTAACCGCCCTGTTTTGTGCTGAGAAATTGAAACCGACTAAGTTTCTAACTTCTTCTGTTGTCGGAGATGCCGCTCCACCAATTGCCGCAGTAACATTAATACAACTTAATGAGTTAACTACACTTGTATTTATTGAGTCTGACGGTCCATTAACAAAGAAAGATACGGTTCCAATTTGTGTAATAACATTAACCCCTAAATTACTCCCTGTACCTCCACCGATTCTATATTGTATAAACATGGTTGTGTTGGCTTTAACCGTACTACCTAACGCCAAATTATTAGAATACTTATATAAATTTAAATTATACCCATCTCTTGCAAATTCTCGTAATTGTTCGTCAGCAGATTGTGTACCACCACCAAAAGTCATTTTTAAAAATCCTTCAGGAGTAAACTCAGTTATAAACT